AAGCAGTACCAAAGAGAAATCCTGCAATTGACTTGCTTGTTGAAATTACACCATTCTTTAAAATACCTGTAATTGTAACAGCTGCGAAGGCTAAAGAAAGCCCACCAATAATTTTCTCAGTTAACGCATTAGTATCTAAATTAAACCCTTCAGAAAGACCTTCACCGAATTGTCCAAAAGTTTCTAAGATTGCTAAAAGAATTCTTTGTCCTGTGCTTGTACCTTCTGCATCACTTTCGAAGAAATTAACTATACCATCAGCAATAACTTTGCCTATTTTTTTAGGTAACTCTGCTTCATTGGCTGCTTCTAAAATAGAAGGTAGGAAAGCTAAACCTGCTATTACTAGTGTAATAGGGGAGGTTAATACAGAAAGAAGACCTGCAGCAATAACATAACCAGCACCAAACAAGGCACCTTGCGCAAGGTTAGATCTTAATTCAGTAGGCAAGGCATAAATAATACCTGATGCAATAGCACCGCCAATAAGAAGACCTTGATTATCTTTTACAAAACCAGTGGCAATATCTAAACCACTAGAAGCTTTATCTACAAGACCACCACCTCTTAGAGTACCTCTGTCTGTTTCTGCGTAAGGACCACCTACATTTGGGCCAAGTATAAAGTCATCTATACTATTTTTAAACCCTGCGCCTAAGCCAGATGAAATTTCAGAAATCTTTTCAGAGACTTTAGTTAAATAACCTAGTATACCACCATTTTCACTAAAACTGGTTGATAAATCAGAAACAATATCCTTTAAAGCGTCTTTTCTGCTTGTAAAAAACTCTGTAGACTTTTTGAAAGCATCAGATTGAATAACTGCTTTAGATAGTGCGCTAGCAAAACTATTAATCGCATCAACCCCAGCTTTAAAGAAAGATGCAATACCACCAGATCTAAACTCGCCCCCTGGACCCTGTTCAATACCTAAGAAAATATCGTTAAAGGCTGATTTAATAGTAATACCCCACTGGCGTATTTTATCTGCAACACCATTAAGTATATCAATCCATTTTTGAGAACTAATAGAACCTTTTGGATTGCCGTGACCATCTTCAAAGATAGCTGGCCAAGGTGAACTCTCAAACAAATAACTATAAAGGTTATCAAATATAGTTTTAATACTATTAGTCCAAGTTTCTAGGTTTGTTAGTACAGTTGCTGTACCTCCCATAAAGCTATCAAGCGTAACGTTAGGGGCAGCAGACTTTAAGTTTTTAACAAAATCAAGTTCATTAATGGATTTAATTACACTATCAAGTTTTGTTCTAAAACTCTCAATATTAAAGTCAACAGAGAAAAGATCTGTTAGTACATCTTTTACTTCTGTAGATAACAAAACAATACTAAATCTAAAGTCTTCAAAGTTTTGTTTTAAGAAGTTAAACTCAATTACTGCATTATCTGCAATAAAAGAAAAGGCAGAAGTTAAAAGTTGTATTTTATTCGCAGTTCTTTCAGAAAAACCGCCAATTTCATCAATAGCTGCAAGAGCTCTTGAAAATTCCCCTTGCATAATATCAGTAAGTTCACTTACTGTAGGAGCTAATAACTCAAATTCTTTTCTAATTCTTGGTAAAGACTCTAGCAAAGACTGCGTAAGAATTTCAGAAGTAATTTGCCCATCAAAGGCCATTTCTCTGAGTTCTTTACGTGATACGCCTAAGCTTTCTGTCAAAGCTCTTAAGATTTCTGGAGCACCTTCGGATACAGAGTTAAACTCTTCACCACGAAGTGTACCTGAAGCAAAGGCTTGGCTTAACTGGAACAAAGCAGCTTGTTGAGTTGCTAAAGGTTGCCCACCAACTTTAGAAGCTTTGTTAATAGCTTCTGTAACTTGCAAAAAGTCTTTTTGTGTTAAATTTGTGTTAGACAGAGATCTTGCTAGTCTTTGGTAGTTAGTCGCAGTATCTCTAATACTAGTTCTTGATTCAATAGCTAGTTTATTTAGTCGTGCCATTAAAACAGGAACAGATTCACCCTCTTTAGCAACAAGTTTAAGTCTGTTACCTAAGAGTTTAAAATCATCTGCTGCACTAACAATACCCTTAATTGAAACAAAACCAGAGTAAGTGGCTAATGCTGCTTTAATAGAGTTTGAAAGTGATCTAGTCGCTTTTTCAATATTACCAACAGATTGTTCTACTTTCTTTAAGTCCGATCTAGCCTGTTGGGAGTTAGCACGGACTCTAATTTCTACACCACTCATGGTTTCTCCTTTAATAAAATTGCCCCCTAACGAATTCTCGATAATGAGAAGCCATCAGAGGGCAGTTAATATTCAGGGGTAAGTACTCCTATTTTATATAATACTTGTTCGATAAAATACTTTGGTGCTTGCCTACTTGAGCCATTGTTTAAGTAAACAATATGCTCTACTGGATTTAGTATTGAGCCACCTGCAAATCCATAGTTATCGTAAATTTTTCTAGATTTCCAACCAGCTCTAGCTTCACCAGTGTCTACTGGAGTAACTGTTCTTAATGTTTCAACAGAGTAATCTATTCTTTTGTCTATTTCCATATTAGCAAGTTGCTTTATTTCTTCTTCAACTCTTTTCATTTCTTTTTGGAAATTAACAACATCAATGTTAACAGTATTACTCATTTTATTTCCTTTTAAAATCAGGTTTCCAATTTGAAGAATCACCGTTTTTAGCTTTAATCATCATTTCTAAGAACCGACCTTTAGGTATTGCTTGATCAGGTGTTTGTGCCTTTTCTTGCGCCACTTTAATAGCCTTAATAGAGGGGAATAATGATTCAGCAGAGGCTTTAACACCCTGCGCCCTTAACATTAAATAAGTTCTTTGATCATCTTGCCAACCAACAGGTCTTTTTTGGAAGAACTCAACCCATTTAAGAAGTTCAGTGTAGGGCATTTCTTCTTTTAATTTGTAAACAGGTATCTGTAAATTGTAAGCTATTTCAAAAAGGGTTTCATCTTCTTTGGTTAGTTTCCCGCTGTGGTATCCCCAAGTCCTGCAATTCGCATAACATTAGAAGAAAGCGTTGTTAGCTCTCCAACGGGAAAATCATTAAATTCTTCATCGGTAATAGTTTCGGCACCAATGACTGCCATACGAATAACGTCTTTAATCAGACTGATATCATCGTACTTAGATTTTTTATTTTGTGATTCGTTAATAAGTTCTTGAATTTTCATAACTTCTGATACAGTAAGTTTACGAACTTCAACCGAATCTTCCATAAATTCTACTTTTTCTGTAATCTTTTTACCTACTAAATGTTTCATTTTAAACGATCTTTCTCTGTGAATAATTCTGGGTTATTAGCTTGGAAATCATCAATCATTTTCCGCACTGTATGTAATACTGAAAGAGTTTCTAAACACTCTTTACCTTCTTTTGAACCTTCTTCAAAGTCTTTAAAACGTTCAAAACTTTTACGAATACTAATATCAACACTGCGTCTCATATGACGAAACGTTGTTCTCATGACAAATGTCTTACTAAATGGCTTTTCCATAATATCTCCTAATAAAAGGAAGCCCTTAATAGGACTCCCTTGTAATTTAACTTAACTTAGATGGTAGCTGGACCAAAGAAATCTGATTGAGCTGACAAAGTAACAGTTGCTGTAGTAGCGTCTGTCAAAGCAGGGTTAACCAAGATTGCTTCAATTTTACCAAGGAAGTAAAATTCTGTGTTTTCAGCTGCCAAAGTATTTCCCGCACCTTCGTCCTGAGTTACAGGGGAAGCTGCCATCATGAAACGAAAGACCACTTCTTGACCGATTAGGTTATGAATTGGGTCCATGTCTGCTGAAATATAGTTTACAGTAACTTCTAGAGTCGGTGCGTCAGATTGACCTTGCACCTGAGAAGAAGTTGCCTGACCGTAAACAGGAACGTTTACGATGTTTGCTGGGGTACCGATTGAAGGAAACTCACGTACAGATGGCATACGGACATGATCCGCATCAGCTGTACCAGGAGTTGTGCCTACAAACAGTGCCGCACATTCCACTGCGGTGTCTGTACCCGCAGGGATGGTGCCTGTAAAGATATCTAGGTAAGTATAGATACCAGCACCTAAAGATGAGATATGCGCCATTCGTTATTCTCCGTATAATTTAAATGGTATAATGTATCGTGCGCTATAAAGCGAGTTGTTAGATGGGTCTAGCCCTTCCACATTCAAATAAGATGTACCAAGCTCTGTGCCGTTGGTTAAACGTTTATTTTGTAAAACAGTATCAAGGATATCCGAAATCGCCATAAGACGAGATTGGCCTTCACCTGCTTTTACAAAGATTTTAACAGCTA